AGCAGAAGACGGCATACGAGATCCTGAGATGTCTCGTGGGCTCGGAGATGTGTATAAGAGACAGACCATGCGCTGGGTGATGCGCATCGCATACCATTGCTGCGCCGCACGGTACTCCCGAGGCGTGAGGTCAAGGTCGAACGTGGCGTCGGCCGGGGTCTCGACCACATGGATGTCATAGTCCAACGCCAGCCATTCGCCCAGCATGTCGGGATGGCGGCGGCTGCGTGGCAACGTGCGTACCAGCCAGATGTCCAAGGGCTGGCCGCACTTGGCCAGGGCGCGGTACGCGCCATCCCATGCCATGGCCGCCGCCAGGCGCACGCCGTCGGGCGGGTCGGGCAGCGGGTAGATGTCGCGGATCAGGCTGTCGAAACTGACCACCACGCTGTCACGGCCGACGAGTCCCGTCAGGTAGCCGGTGAAGTCGGCGCGAGGCGGACCGATCACGGCGTGCAGCGTGGCCCCGTAGCCGGACAGCACGCGATCCTGGCGGGCCGCGTTGCAATGCTTGCAGGCGCGTCGCAGGTTCGTCACGGTGTCCTTGCCGCCATGCGCGTACGGGATAATGTGGTCGTCCTCCGTGGCGGTGATCCGGCAGCCGGGCATGCCCAGCCAGCATTGGTTGCCCCAGGCGGCGATGACCTGCGCTCGGATGAGCGGGTCAACGGTCTGTCTTCTTGGCATCGCCATCCCTTCCTTTCCCTCGTTGTCTGAGCAGCCACCCGTTCACGTCGGCCTCCGCGTACATGACACGTCCGCCCAGGCGGATTGGCGGCGGGCCGAAGACCGGTATGTCGCCACGCCACCGTTTCAATGTCCGTTCGCTCACGCCCAGACGTTCGGCCGTCTGCGCGGTGGTCAGCATGGCGATCCGTGTCATGGGCACGCCTCCCCGATGCCGATGTGCATTCGTGTCCGCATCAGAACAGGATTCCTTTCACTGGTTTCGTTTGCTGCTGTCGTCGTTCCGGTTTCCATGTCGCGGGCCGCCAGACGGTGACCCATTTACGGAAGTCACGGCTGTCGAGATACCAGCCGCCTTTTCTGTAGAGTGGCAGGCCGTCGGCCTTCAGGCAGATGATGGCCACCGCGTTCGGCTCGTTGAACGACTTGACCAGCTGCCATACCTCGAGGTCGGTCTTGCCGTTGTTGGCGGCCACACGGTCCACCTCGTCGGCGAAATGCTTCAGCACCTGTCGTTCATGCCATGCCATCCGCTCCACGGCCTCGGGATCATCGGCCGGCGCGGAATAATGCAGCACCTCGGACAACGACGGTCTAGTCGGCGATGACATACGCCCACATCCCGCACCATAGGGCCAACGTCCTCAGCAGAGACTCGGAATCGTACATCTTGCCGGCCGTCGGGGAACGGTAGACCGGACTCGGAACCCTGCCGCCACGAGACTCGTAGGCCAATCTCAACGCGGCCTGCACCTGGTTGTCGTCCAGACCGGATGCCTTGGCCAGGGACCGGCGTGACGTGTTGGCGTGGGAGCGGAGATTCGAGTCGATCATCGGAAGGGTCCGTGCCATCTGCGTCTTCAGTTTGTCGGGGAATGCAACCCTGCTCAATTTCACTCCTTCATGTAGCTTTCGGTTGGTGAGCGCTTGAGAGGTCAAGACCTGGAATCCGTTGACGAAGGATGCTCGGCCGAGAGTTCTCGGCCGAGCCGGTCAACGGATTCCAAAGGTCTCGCACAACGTTTCGGTCGGAGCCGCGCCGTCGATAACAAGAGCGGCCGAAGCCGCCGGGAATGGTCCCAGATCAGACCACGCGCATGAAGCGCGCCCATGGTCGCCCGATTCCGCCTTTACCGACGGTCTGAAATGGTCGGGAGCTGAACTTCGTCTCTCAAATAGCGCGACAGCCACGCGCCTGGCGTCACCGGTCGCTAACCCGGCTCAGCGGTGGCTAGGACTACGCCGTACGGTCCATCACAGCCATTCGATTATGGTCAGTCGTCACCCGTGAGGAAATCACCAAGACGGACAACGGCGAGGGCCAGTCCCAACGCGAGGAACACGAGGGGACTCAACAGAAGCAGGGAAACCGTCCGAAAGACGCGTCTCACACTTCGTTGAAGCATCGCTCTATCCGCCTTTCCAGCTCCTCGAGCTCGACGCCGGTAAGCGGCAGGCGTATCGTCACGCCCCGATCCGTCTCGACGATCATCTCGAAGAAACACGCCCTCCCATCGACACGCTTCACCGTCACGCTCATCTGTCTTCGATCTTTCCCGCGGCCATGGCCGCGATGCCGAACGCCACGGCCAGCCAGTACAGGCCGGTGAACGCGCTCAGGCACGCGCCCGCGACCGAGATCTCCATAAGCAGTTGTCTCATTGCATGCTCCTTCGCTTGAAAGTGGCATCCTTCCTCCGCCGCGATAGGCTTGTAATCGCACAAATCAAACCTTTCAGACAACGAAGGAAGGAAGAATAAATGGGTGTGGACTTGACACGGACGGTGTTTCTGGGGTTGACGGCGCAAACATGGATAACGGTCGGAATGTCGGCAATCGGCCTGATGGTCTCGCTGCTTACGTTCACCCGCACGTGGCGGCACAGGGCGTCGGCCACGGTGCTGTTCATCCCATTCGAGGATTTGACAGCGCCCGGCTTGCCGCCATTCATGAAAATGAACGAAAACAGGGTCTTTGGGTATCCGGTGTGCGCTGGATACCTCATGAACGCCGGAGACGGAGACGCATACATGGTCGATCTTGATTCCAGCGGATACGGCGCGTTCCTGTATGAGATGACGGAACAGGATGGCGGGAAGGCGTTTCTCGGTTTCCAGGCCGTTCCGAGACTCACGCGTGAGCCGATGAAACAGTTCGTAGTCATCTGGCACCCCGGTCCCAAGCCAATCGACATAAGCGATTACGTTGGCGTCCATTGGACTGAACAGCCGACACGACTGCATAAGTGCAGATACCAGCGGCTAAGCCTAGGAAAAATCCCGTCAGACACCATGCACAGGGAATCGAAAAGCAGGATTCACAGGGCCCTGAATTGGTTGGAGAACCGATCCGGGCACCGTCTTTACCATCATCCCAGAAAATAAACTGTGGCACCGGGGACGGAGCATCAGGAAACATCACTCCACCTCCAACGGCGCGCGGCCAATAAGAGCATCAACGGAAACATCGAAGTAGTCAGCAACGCGAGAAATATCACGAAGCGTGAAACTGTTGGTGGCGAATTTCTGCGATACGGCTGAAGTCGTGAATCCAAGGTAGCGGGCAAGCTCAGTGCGGGTGACGTGGTTTGACTTCATCAGTCGGTCAACATTCCTCGCAGTGACTTCAAGATTCTTAGTCATACTGAGAACTATATACCATCTTTAGCGAGACTAATAACTTTTTATGTAAATTTGGCTTAGAGATACTTAATACACTGATATACTTTTAAGTATGACTACACAAACCTTAGAGCCACAAACACAAGCAATTCCACTGGAAGAAGTGATTTCCACGAATATACGGCTTGCTCTAGCGCTACGCAAGAAAAACCAATCGGATCTATCGCGTGCCCTTGGCGTGTCATCGGGCCTTGTTTCGCAAAAGATGCATGGCACTACGGCGTGGACCATTTCAGATATGGAAAAGGCCGGGCAATTCCTGAAAATTGCACCGGCTAAATTCCTAGAGCCTAATGGGTTATTAGTAGCGGGGCATGGATTTGAACCTTGGACCGGCGGGTCCACGGTACAAGCCCGTGACGACTTATTGCGAAGGGTGGGTAGCGGCTTCAGGTTCCTGGATCTGACGCAAGCCGCATAAATCAACCAGTGGGGCGTCGGGGGCTTGAACCCCGGACCGACGAATTATGAGTTCGCTGCTCTAACCGACTGAGCTAACACCCCACGCCATAATCGGCTAAAGCATAGTATCACCACCTGATGGAGGTGGTCAAAATGCGATTGCGACCTGAACCGTTCCCGCAGACCTGGGAACAAAGCGTGGATCAGTGGCTGACATATCTGAGAGCGGCGGGAAGGATGCCGAGCACCATTAAGACGAGACGGGTGAAATTATGGGGTTTCGTGCATTATCTTGCCGGCAAGCCGCCGGAAAACGTCACGCGTGCCGATTGCGAGAAATGGATGGGACGGGAAGGTCTTTCGGCCGAGACACGCAAGGGGATACGGGCGACGTTGACGAGCTATTTCGACTGGTGCGTCGATCACGACCTGAGATCCGACAATCCGGCCATCGGACTGCCACATGTCGCGGGATCGAAGCCACACCCTCGTCCCTGCCCGGAAACCGGTATCAGGGAGGCGATGGATGGCCTGTCCGAACGTGACCGGCTCATGGTCAGGCTCGGGGCCGAGCTGGGGCTACGCAGGAGCGAGATAGCGAAGGTGTCCGGTCGTGATGTGGTCGGGCCGGCCGATAATGCGCTATTGCGGGTCGTCGGCAAGGGCGATAAGCAGCGGCTGATACCGTTGCCGCAGGATCTGGCCGTGCGAATCCGTCAGACTGGGGACGGCTGGCTGTTCCCGTCCCGTAACGATCATGGAATCAGCCATCTCACCGCCGGCCGGGTTGGCAAGATCGTAGGCAGTGCGCTGCCTCAATCGTACGGGACGCACAGTCTCCGGCACAGGGCCGCCACGCAGGCGTATCTGGCGACACATGATCTTCTGGCGGTGTCCACGCTTCTCGGGCATAGCAGCGTGGCCACGACGCAAAGGTACGTGGCCATGCCGCCCGAGGAACTCCGTAAGGTGGTCAGCTCACTTCGCGTTCATGCGTAGCGGGTTGTAGGCTACGCCGAATCCCGCGGCGAGGATTCCGCCGGCCGTGGTGATGTAATCGCCGATGGCGGGGTCGCCGAACCGGGAGAATCCGAAACCGACGATCACGCAGACAAGGCTGAGCAGGTAGATCCCTGTCCGCACGGTGTCGTTGAAGACGGGCCGGTAGGTGTCCTGGCTGGTGTCGGATGCGTGATCCGCGATGTTTGGCGTGTTACTCATGACTGGTCTCCTTCCACTGTGATTCTGAGCGTGGCGAGCCTCGCCTTGACGGCTTGTTCCACGCTGGCCGCGATGGTGTCGGGGTCGGTGCCCACGCTTTTGGCCAATGTCTCGAGCGCCGCCGACTGGGCCGCCACGGTGGCCGCGAGCTGTGGCGTCTGGATGTTGTCGAGTCCGTAGAGCCGGTCGCGTGCCTGAACGCCCTGGATGAGGAACGTCCAGACCCTTTCGGCCGCCGCGTTGGCGGCCTCGTCGGTGCCTTGCAGCCTGTCGCGGCATTTGACGCCGTTCTGCTCGAAATCCCAGACCGCTTCCGCGATCTCCTGTGCCGTTGGCATGGTTTCGGTTTCTCCTTCGTATCGTAAATAGCAATCCCATGGGTAGTCGTAGTAGGGTGAGACGTTCGTCTCGCCGTTCGTCTGGTCGCCGGCCGTGCCGGTGATACCGCCCGTTTCGCTGATGCTGGCCTGCGCCAGCAGGCCGTCGCCCAGGTAGACGGCGACGTGATCGGCGTCGTTCAGCAGGATATCGCCGGCCATCGGATGGCCGTCGGCGGGCAGTCTCGTCCAGCCGCGGCTGGTCAGGTTCCGGCTCAGGTCGCCCGTGTATCCGGCGCTGCCGGTATCGAATCCCGCTTCCTGCAGGCAGTGGATCACCAGGCTGCTGCAGTCGCAGTTGCCGCCGGCCGGGTCGAAATGCCACCGGTCGGTCTGTGAGTAGCCCATGTTCGCGGTCTGACACCAGTAGCGCATGCGCGCGCACAGTGTGTTGAGGTCCGCCAATTGTTCTCCTTCCTAGTCGTTGTCGTGTTTGAACAGGTCGTCCGGCGGCCGTGGCGGCGGTGGGGCCCAGATTCTTGTAGATGTGGTCCACGAGCTGGCGGTTCCACTGCCAGAGCTTCTGGTTGTCCTGTTGCATGTCCTGCGCGATCCGGTAGGCGTCGAGCCGGTTCCTGACGGACGTTCCCGCGAAGCCGAGCAGGGCGCCGACGATCACTCCGCCGGTCGTGATCAATGCGATTAGCACATCGAACGTCATGGTCACATGCCCGCGATCCAGGAGGATTCGATCAGCACCCACTTGTCCTTGGGCAGTTGTGCCATCTGCACCTTCAGGCCGCCGCTCTCCACGGTCAGGTATGAGTCCAGTCCCGCGCCGCATTGGAGGTATTTGGTCGTGATGTCGCCGCACAGGTACTTGTCCGCCGTGAATACGGTGAATCCGGTGTCGATGGCGCGGCCGGTGCGCGCGCGGATCTGCAGGGTGATCGTGCCGTTGACCTCGATGAACCGCTTGCACTGGATCTGGTCGAACAGCGGGTCTCCGCTGATGCTGGTCACGTTCAGGTCGCGCACGTATTCGGGCCAGAACACGTTCTGGCCCGACAGCATCAGGTGCGCCGCGATACGAGCCCATGCCTCGTAGCCTTCCTTCCTCATGTGGATGGTGCCGTCCGCTTGGCTTTCCGCGATCATCTGGCCCCACCTGTGGCAGCCCTGCATCAGGACCACGCCGCGATGTTGGCCCGGCAGGGCGATGATCGCGTTGTTGATGGAGTGCAGGGCCGTGTAGTGGCCGGCCAGTCCGAGGCCGAGGCCTCCGGCCACGGGGAATACGTAGATGCGGGCGTTGGCGGCCGAGGTGCGGATCGCGTTGACCAGTTGCGTGCAGGCCGCGCCGCAGTCGTTGTTGTTGTCGTTCACGCCGCCGATGACCAGGACCAGATCGACGTCGGCCTTGTTGGTCACGCGGTTCCACTGGTTGATGAACGTGTTGGTCCCGCCGACGGTGAAGCCGCTGCCGGACACGGCCACGTTCTGCACGCTTGCTATGCCCAGGATCCTGCACACCACGTCGCCGATGCCCTGGCCGTCATGGTCCGCGCTGGAATAGTGTCCCTTGCACAGGCTGTCGCCGATGATCACGGCGTTACGCCAGCGCGGCCCGTTGTTCAGTACCTTGTCGAGCGCGAGGGATGTCTTCGAGTCCTTGTTGTTCAGGTTGGCGGCCATGTTCTGGTCGGCCAGGGTCCCGGCCGTCGCGGCGGCCGCCTGGGCCGTCTGAGCGCTGGCCGCGGCCTGCGTGGCCGCCTGGTCCACGCGCGCGGTGACCGAGGCGGGCAACGTGTCGATCTTGTCGTCGATGCTTTCGGCCATGGCCTTGAACTGCTGCGACGCGTAGCGCACCAGGTCGGTGGCGCCCGGATAGCGGATGCCGTAGCGGGGCGTCGTGGGCATCTTGGACGGGTCGAAGGATTCGTTTGCCATGATGGTCCTTTCTGTTTAATCGGTGAAGTAGGTGATCTGCGACATCTCGCCCCATGTGAACGCGGGCATGTCCTGCCAGGCGATGCCGATGGGTTCGAGGTCCCGCCACCGGCTGAGCGCGCTGGGACGCATGGGCAGCGGGCTGACATCCAGCTCGTTGGACAGCACCGGCATCCCGTCGCGCCAGTCGAACGAAAGGGTGCCGCCCGTGGCGAGCCAGGCGCCCGACGTGGCCGGCGTGCCGTCGTCCGACAGCAGTTTGGTATACCGGGTGCTGACGAATGCCCACAGGCTCGCCGTCGGCTGCAATGCCTGCTCGAACAGGTCGATGTCGAGCCGTCGGCTGCTTGCAGTCAGGCTTTTGGGCCGTAGTCTCAATGTCTGCACGGCCAGCCATTCGGCCCACTGGTCGCGCTGCGTGTCGGTGGGGGCCCATACGCCGCCTTTCCAACGGCCGCCGGAATCGTCGCGTGTGATGGCGTCCGACGAGAACGTCGCCGCGGCGGTGGTTTCCGTGAGATTGGCCGGCAGACGTCCGCGGTCGGTGATGTCCACCTCGTCGTCCTCGAAGGCGAACCTGTTTCCGGATTCGTCCCATTTGACCGCGCGTGTCTTGAGCGTCACCTGGCAGATGGGAGCGGGCATGGTCAGCACGGTGTCGTCCACGGTGATGGCGTCGGCGGGCGCGGCTTCCTGTTCCAGGCCCGCGGCCTCGACGGTCAGCCGGCCGTCGGCGTGCATGGTGATGGCCGCCGGCCGGCCCGCGAACACGAGGTCGAGGTTTTCGGAACCGTGCCGGTGACGCTCGTAGTAGAGCGGCAGGTCGGGATGGGTGGCGGCCAGTGAATGCAGGATGGTGGACAGGTCGGGATGGGAATCCGCCTCGTAGGGTGCGGGCGTGGGCGCGTTGGTCTTGAGCCATGTCACGGCCTCGTCCGACAGTGGCGGGCAGCCGAGCGTCGTGAGCCGCCGGTTGATCTCGTCCACGCGTTGCGCCGCGCTGCCGGTCCAGTGCAGGCCCGTCAGGCTCGCGTCCGTCGAGACGGGTCCCTGCTGCGTGGTGCGGCCGGCCCTGACCAGTTGCGCGTTGGCGTACAGGTCGAGCAGGTAGGTTCCGTCGGCACGCTGCTCGATCTCGCCGCCGGTGGCGGTGTTGCCGGTGAAGATGGTCAATGCGGTCGGGTCCGGTCCCTCGCTCGGGTCGGGCCGGTGCGCGAGGTGCAGACCGTCCCAGGTGAGCGTGTCGGCCTGCCGGCTCCAGGACGACGGTTCGTTCAGGTCGCGCCATGCGGGGCGTCGCGACAGTTGGATCAGCACCTTCATGCCGGCCAGGCGCGTGCTGTTGCCGGCCAGCATGCCGGTGCGGTCGAGCAGCCGGAAGTGCAGCACGTTCACCGTGGGCTGTTCCTTTGGCGAGGCCGAGCCCCAATCAATGGAGAAGGAGGAGAGCGCGGCGGGCGAGCCCGCATGGCCGGTCAGGTTCTCCCAACCCTGCCCGCGGTCCACGTAAAGCATCGGCTGTCTCATCATCGCCGCCTGTCCGCGTAGTCGTCCAACAGCTTCCTGATCGCCTTGGCCACGCCTTCCTTGTCGAGCACCTCGCCCTGGACCGTCACGTTGAATATGGTGGTGTTGCCCGCGGCCGTGCAGTCCGTGCCCATGTGCAGGTCGATCTTGCCGAGCCTGCCGTTGGCGCGTCGGATGGCGGCCGCCACGGACGTGTCGAATCCCTGGTTCAATCCTTTGGCGAAGCCCTGCATGATCAGCCGGCCGTTGTCGGTCAGCAGGACCGCATCGTAGGCGGGCGGGCCCTTGTGTTCCTTGATCCAGTCGCCGATGCCGCCTATCCAGCCGGTCACGTTGCTCCACGCGCCCTTGAGCCCGTTGAGGAAACCGTTGATGATGGCCGCGCCCGCGTCCTTGAGGATCGAGCCGGCGTTCGAGAAGAAGCCCTTGATCTTGCCTGGGATGGAACCGAACCATTCGACTACTCCGTTCCACACGTTCCTGGCGCCGTTGGCCGCGTTGGTGAACGCTGTGCCGATGGACGACCCCAGCGAGGTGAAGAAGCCCACGATGCTGGTCACGCATTGCGAGATGAACGCCGTGAAGTCGGACCAGATCTGCCGGCCCGTCTGGGTCTGGGTGAAGAACCAGACCAACCCGGCGACCAGTGCGGCGATCGCCGTGACCAGGAGCATGATGGGGTTCGCGGCCATGACCGCGTTGAGCAGCGCCTGCGCGGCGGCCGCCGCCTGCATGGCCGTGCTTACGGCGGTGACCACGGCCACCGCGCCGCCGATGGCGGCCACCAGCGGGGTCACGAGGTCCGTGTTCCGGCTGATCCAGTCGCCGGCGGTCTTGAGCCCGCCGCCCACGGTGGCCGCGGCGCCGGCCAGCGTGTCGAGCATGTTGCCGAACGATGTGCCGGCCGGCTGGCCGCCGGTCATGGCGGAGGCCACGGCGCTCACGCCGTCGAAAAGGCTTTTGAAACCCTCGCCCACGCTTTTGCCGGCGGCGATGAGCCTGTCGAACGCGCCCGTGTCCTTGACTTGGTTGAAGAACGTCTGCAGGTTCGCCACGCCCGACGTGGCCAGATCGGTCACCAGGCCGCTGGCCGTGTTGATCGCGCCGGTCACGGTCGGCTTGAACAGGTTGAACGCGTCCGTCAGGCCGCCGGTCACGGCGGCCTCGAGGTTGCCCATCGCGCCTTCGATGGTCTGGGTGCTGGTCGCGGCCTGTTTGGCCACGTCCGTCATACCGAGGTCCAGCAATGCCTGGTTGAACTCGTCGGCGGTGATCTGCCCGTCGGCCATGGCGTCGCGGAAGTTGCCGGTGTAGGCGCCGTTCTTGAGCAGCGCCTCCTGCAGTTTGCCGGACGCGCCCGGGATCGCGTCAGCCAGCTGGTTCCAGTTCTCGGTGGTGAGCTTGCCCGCGCCCGCGGTCTGGGTGAGCATCATCGCGACCGATTTGAAGGTGTCGGCGTTGCCGCCGGCCACGGCGTTGAGGTTGCCGGCCGCCTCGGTCAGCTCGGTGTAGTTGCCGATGCCGTTCGCGGCCAGCTGCGCGGTGGTGTTCTGGATGGTGGACAGGTCGTACACCGTGTCGTCGGCGTACTTTCGGGCGGCCTGCGCGGCGGCGGTCACGGCCGACGAGTCAATGCCCGCGAAGCTCATGGTGTTCATGAACTTGTCGGTGCCGTCCGACATGGAGATCACGTCTGAGGTGAAGCCCTTGACCGTGTCCCACAGGGCGGTCACGCCCTTGACCGCGAGACCGCCCAGGGCCGAGCCGAACGCGGCCGCCTTCGTGGTGGTCCTCTCCAGCGCCTTGACGGCGTCGTCCGCGTTGCCGGTGATTCTCACCGACATGATGGCCGAACGGCCCATGGTCTCACCCCTTCGCTTCGCGTTCCTCTTGTTCCCTGATCAGCTGGTTCAGGCCGGTGCCCCAGTCACGTTCGTCGGCCCTCTCGCGCCATTGCCATGGCGTGCCGCCGAACCGTTGGGCCAGCAGGAAACTCAGCCGGCCCAATGACCCTTCGGGCCACGCCGTCAGTCCGTAGGGTTTGCGTGATCCGTGTCCTCCACGTTGTCGTTTCGCGGCGCGGCGGCGAGCATGTCGAGCCTTTCCACGCCGTCGAGCCACTTGTCGAACGGCGGTACGCTGCGTCCGGCCATGCGCAGGGCCGCATAGGCGGCGTAGGCGCCGCAGCGTACCGGGGACTGCTGCACGGTGCCCCATCCTTCCTCCAACGCGTGGGCTTCGGCCTTGCAGGTCGCGCGCATGGTGACCGGCACGATGTCCTCGCTGCCGTCGGTGTAGGTGATCTTCGCGTTTGCCATTGGTCATGCTCCTTGTATCTGGCTGAGTGTCCTGTTGATGAAATCGAGGTAGAGCCGCTGCCATTGCGGCTCGGACTGGGCCACGCCCGTGTTGACGAACAGGCGTGGGCTGATATGGTGTGCGGGCCACCCGTAGTTGATCGGGCCGGCATAGGGCACGGCCTTGCGTCCCGCGCGGATGACGCCGGCGCGTCTGGTCGCGCCGGTCCTCAGGGATGCGGCCAGCCGGCCGGTCGCGCCGTGCGGGGCGAGTGACCGGACGGCCGGCAGCGCGGTTTCGGCGGCTTGCGCGTTCACGCCTTTCAGGTCGTCCATGTTGGCTCCGGCTTTGCGCATCGTCTGCACGAAACGTCGCTGGCCGATGACCATCAAGGCCTTGTCGGACAACGGTCAGACCTTCGTGTAGGCCGCGTGGGCCACGTTCGTGGCCGGCAGGCTGAGGTCGTTGGTGTTCTTGGATTTCACGTCGCCGCCCACCGCGACCGGCGTGATGGTCACGTTGAACGTCCATTTGACCTTGCCGTCCTTGTTCGGCACGAACTCGGCCGCCAGGGTCTGGCCGGCATGGTCGAACAGCCACACGCTCACGCCGTTCTCGCTGAAGTCGTCGCCCACGGTGCCTTCGAACGTCCATGTGGTCGAGGTGTTGGTCTCCTCGGACCCGTCCAGGTACTTGGTCGGGTCGTCGGACGAGTTGGAGGGGTTCAGCTGCGCCTTGGTCAGGTCGGCGCTGAAGTCGTGGCCGTTCGCGGCGTCCGTGATCTTGAAGATGCCGGGGCCCAGGGTCCTGATCTTGCCTGTCATGTTCTTCCTGCTTTCTATTCTTCGGTTTCGATGATTTCCAAGGGGTTCAATGTGACCTGGTAGGCCGCGAGGGTGCCCGCGCCCGCGAGGTTCCAGCCGACGGGCTGGGCCTTGTTCACGTTCAGGCCCTTGGAGGCCAGCTGGTCGATGGCGTCGATGATGTCGTCGAGCGCCGTGGCCTGGGTGGCGGGCGTTCCCGCCACGAGATCCAACGTCCATGTGATGTCGGGTACCCCGTCCCATGTGTGGTATTCCACGCAGGGCGGTTCGACGTATATGGCGACCTTGCTGGGCTGGGGGTGCACCAGCGCCGAGTCGGTGGATACGGACGACACCAGGTCGTCGAGCATGTCGGTGAGCGTGGCCATGAGGGCCGTGCGTTGGACGATCACCATCGAGGTCACGCGATCACCATCCCTCCGGTCAGGATGCCGGCGGCCTTTAGTTTCGGCCAGACCGAGCGGAGCGGGTCGGTCGAGATTCTGAAGGGTTCCACGGTCGTGTCGGACACCTGCATGACGCCCAGGCGGGCGTCGCGCATGTTGAACAGGTCGGCCGCGCACGCCACGATGCCTGTCTCTTATACACATCTCCGAGCCCACGA